CTTCTTGATTGATTGTATGGATGTCACCATTAACTACCTGCTCACCATAATCACCATCATCATAGATTGCCATGTAGTGGGCGAGCATCCTCAGTTCTAATCCACTAGCATCACAACCTACAATCTTCTTACCCTTAGGTACTGTGAATAATCTCCTACACTCCTTACCCATGAAGGAATGACTAGCAGGTGTCTGTGCTATGTTAGGTTTGTTGTGTGTACATCTACCTGTAACTGCACCCAGTGTTTTAATCTGACCATGTATACGACCATCTTCCTGCACTAGTTTGAGCCATGCGTTCTGACCCTCAGCTACCATCCCTAAAATCTTTTGAGTTAAGAAGTACTGCCTAAGTAGGATGGCCTCAGGAAACTTAACACCCTTGAGTACCTCCTCATTAATAATAGGAGTACCTTTCTCAGTCTTCTTAGGACTGCGCCACCCATACACCTCTTCCATCCACCGTCTGATGTGGTGGCGTGAGCCAGGGTTAAAATATACTGTCTCCCAATAACCCCAACCATTCTCCTCATCATTATGAGCACCCTTAGCTATCTGCTTTTGGTAGCGTACTGATACATCCCCCTTCTGTGTATACATAGGTGCTGGCTTGAGGGCTATCCAATCCTGCAAAGGCTTAAAGGTTTCTTCTAGTTGTGTAAAGAGTTTCTCTTTGTTTGTAACTAGTTTCACGTGAAGCAATTGTGCACTCTTAGTATCGAACAGCCACCCATAGGCTACCTGTCTTTGTATGATGTGAGCGAAGTGCTGTTCTATTCGCAACGCTTCCTCAGGAACATTCTTAGTCAGGAGTCTTTTGTATAGGACAGCGTTGAGGTGTACATCCTGCTTACAATACTCAAGCATCTCTTCACTGAAGGTAGCCCATGCATCCTCCTTCTCACCATACGTCCCTTTGTTCGTACCTAAACGATAGCCCCATGCTTTGAGACCGTGGAGTCCCTTCATCCTAGGTGGTAGATGACTAGATTCATCTAACTTCTGTAGGTTGTAGTAGGCTAACTGAGATAGCAGTAGTGTATCTACTACCTCGCAGTGTTCCCATAGGTCTACACCATATAGTTTCTTAATGACTGGGATGTCAAACCCTATGATGTTATGTCCTGCAATGGCGGGTGTATCTTTTAAGTATGAGATGAGGAGTTGTATCTCATCAGGCCTGTACAACCTATACTCCTCTGTCTCTGTATTATAAGTCACTGCACAGTGCACAGTCGTTACTGTATCTAGTAGTCCATCTGTTTCTAAGTCAAATATTAACATTTAGAATTCCTCCATCCCTTCAAACCCTGGTTCAAATGCCTCGTTGTCATACTCAGACATACGACCAGTGTCCTTTGAGTACACTAGTGTGTCTGCCATACCTACATCACCAACGAAACGATTCTTTAGTATCCTCAACTTGACATGATTACCAAACTCATCATTCTGCATGTCTCTCTCAACACCTACAACACCATCAGACAGTTGAGCAATAGCACCTGAACCTCTGAGCTGTGACAAGGATACGGTTGCACCATCCTCATGCCCCTTATCTCCTTGAGGTCTGCGTAGATGTGACACTACAATGATTCCTGCCTGTGTTTCCTCAGCTAGTGAGCGTAGGTTTGTCATCAGTGCATCGATTGCTCTCCGTTCATCCCCATCAACCGTACCTGATACTACAATAGATACATGGTCGAGGACTAAGAAGTCAACCTCGTTCTGAAGTACCAAGAGTCTCATCTTCCTTAGTAGATTTTCTGATTCGAGTGAGCCGAAGTGGTCATAGAAGTAGAGGTGTCCCTTCCCTAGTACCTCATCGAATGCCTCACGTTTCTTATCCATGTCTATCTTGGAGTAGTCATAAGACATAGGCTTACCTAAGTACATACCCATGAAACCTAAGGCGGAACGCTTGAGATTTTCCTCAAGTGCTATGTATCCTACCTTCAGACCATGATGCATCGTTAGGTGGTAAGTAATCTCTTTAACTATTGTAGATTTACCCACCCCTGACCCTGCGGTAAAGGTCACAAGTTCACCCTTGCGAAGCCCCTGGAATTTTTCATCCATTTTTGAAAAGGGGTATGAGTATGTTTCAAAGACCTCATCAACGGATACCAAGTCCCATAGTTCACTACCGTTCTTGATACCATCAATAGATAGGCTCTGTGCTTGGTAGGTGGCAGAGAGTACAACCCCCTTACCTTTATTAATGAGAAGATCGTTAGCATCTTTATACCCAGTACCCTGTACTACCTTGAGTTGACCAGGTTTCTTAAAGAGTTCACTAACCTCTTCCATCGCTTTATGTCCTGCCTCATCATCATCGAACCATAGGATTACGGTGGGAAAGGAGAGAACCCACTCTAAATTTTCCTTAATATTCTTATATGCGCTATTTGCGCCATTGATGATAGATACGGCAGGGAACTTACAGTCATACGCTACTGCTACAGACAGAGCATCGAGCTCCCCTTCTGTAATTACCACAGCCTTAGCAGAACCCGCACCAAAACACTGCTGTCCGAATAGACCAACACCCTTTGTTGTACCTTTTACAGAGAATGACTTATTCGCTGTCCTAACCTTCTGACCAGTAAGTTTCTTACTCTGAGTGTCGTAGTAGTTAGCTATTTGTATAGTCTCTCCGTTGTCTTTATTGCCTACCAAGTAGTGGTATTTTTTACATACTTCTTCAGGTATACCTCTAGACCTTAACGCCTTAGCCTCTCCTGTGTATAGACTAGAGTCTTGGAATGGGGCTACATCATCTTCAAATGAACCTAGCTCAGTTAAATTGTCGTACTCTGCATTAATCCTACCTGCCCCACATGAGTGACAGGATGTTCCTCCGTCAGTGTAGAGTGCCCCTGCATCGGAGCTACCGCATTTCTCACACGGTATGTGTTTTATGTAAGCCATAATGAGTCCTCCCAGACTGTTTTAAATTTGGTGTCACTGAGTGTGTAACGCAGGTGACGGCTACGTTTATATGATCTATTAGGACATGAAAACCCTAATAGAACCCCCACACTCTAAGGGAGGGAACTAAAAGTCCTCAGTTGTTGTCACTACTTCATCAGTAGCATCCTCAAAGCCTGTACCAGACTCATCTGCAAAACCTGCATCACTCGAATACTCTTTCAATTCGATGATTTGAACTTTCTTAAGCTTGTATGACACACCTACAAAGTTACCATTAGGCATGTGGTACGCAGATGCCCATAGTTGTAGCTTAAGAATAGACCCATTACCGATTAAGGTTTTAAAGTTCTCCTGCTCAATACCCTTAGCATTGAAAACAGGTACCTTCTGTGGATTACCATCGAAGTCTACAGCGTAGGCTTTAGGCTTAAGAATGATATTACCTGTCTCCTCACCTTCTGCATCCTCCTCTTGGTGGTATACAGGACGTGCTGTAACCTTATTAGCCTTCGCTGTCGGTAAATTTTCCTTAGCCTCTGCTAGTCCTGCGTCTCGGAGTTTCTCCATGTGCGCTACAAACTTAGCAACTGCTTCATCGCTAGGGTCTAATACAATACCTGCCTCATAAGTTCCCTTAGGATTGAATCTGTAATTAGGTTCGTCTAGCTTTGTCCATAATGAACCACCTGCTGGTGTTACAAGTGATTTCCCTTTGGTGTTCTGAATAACACCCTCTCTTTGATTGGCCATATGCCCTCCGTTTTTGTTCCCCTCGGAACACTTATTTTTTAAAAATGTCTTTCATAACACACTTGTATGCATCATGAGAAGACTTAAAAAGCTCCAATTGTTCTTGCTCGTCTGCACGAGTTAGTCCTATGTCGCTTAGCTCTTCCTCTAGCATGGTTAATTCCATACCGAGGCAATCAAGCATCCCCTTTATTAAAATGAGTTTTGCCTGATATCTCTCGTCAGGGATAACGTACCTATCTTCGATACGATTTACCTGATTGTTAAATGAATCCAATAAGAATTCTAATGATTGTTGGTTGTATTCCACTATTTAAGTCCTAATGTATACTAAAAATCCCTCTTTTCTAACTAGGGGCGTACTCCTAAATTTTTAACACCCTGTTTTCATTATAAATCAAGGACTTAGGCTGTGGATAACTTTGTGTATAACTATGAGAAGAAGTAGGTTGATTGCATCACATCTTGCAAGTCTAGGGTGTCAATCATAACCTCCCCTGAGGATTCTACAAGATGTGGCATTACCTGGTCTACCCACATAAACAAGGGGTCTTCCTCAAACAGTTCTACAAAAGATTCCCTCACTGCTATGTTCAACTTACTTACATCATTGGCCGATACACCAAATGAGTCATGTATGAGCATGAAGTCATTAACCCCTTGCTCTTTTAGTTTCTCAACTGTTAGGTACATTAGGGTTGCATCCAATGAGTGTATCAAATTTGGGGCGATACCATTCTTCTGCTGTCGCTTATTGATATTGCTCTTAGCCATCCTAATACTCAACCGTCCTAGAACAGTCCTAATCTCCTTCTTCTTGGTCTCAATCTTCCACTGTACTACTGGGAAGTTAAAGAAGGGTGTTCTCCAAAACAATGGTATGTTTCTTTTATGTAGTTCGTAGTAGGCGGTGACTACTGATTTAATATACTCCTGACCGATGATAGCACTCGGAACAATGGAGCCAATGGATGCCTTGTTCAACTCTACTAGAAGTTTCTCAACAATCCACTTATCCCCCGTCCAAAACGCCTTCTCATTATCTTCGAGCTCTGAGAGTATCTCCCTAATCTGATCAAACATCCCCCTCTGAGTTACTGAGTAGGGCACAGTCATTACATTACGCTTAGTTAGGTTCCTATCAACATTCCCTTTTAAATCCCTCGCAGCTTGGTCAGTCTTTACAATCTTATATTCATTTTCTGAGTCTGTGAAGGCGAGTGTCTTAGGGTAATTCCCTGACTCTAATCTATTATTAACCTCATTAGCTACATCTTTGTAAACGTCAGCGGGTACATCCGCACTACCTCCATCTTTCTTATCTACAACATTCACTACACGAGCACCATCATAATCTTTGAGTAGTCCTGCATACAACTGTAATCCACTACAAGTAGCATCCAAGGATACAGGTAGTCTTACACCCTCCCCTCTAACCATCGAGGCGTACGCATCACAAGATGCTAGGAACATTAATGGGCTATCAGCAGCATTCCAATCCTTTATGTATTCTAAGGGACTACTTGCAATCTGAAGTAGTAACCATGAATTCTCTTCCACCCATGCTATTCGGTCATCGTATGAGGCCTTGTCCATGCCGTATGTATTTGCTACATGAATCTTTAACCAGTACTGTCCATCCTCATCCAAAACCTTAGCATCTGCAAACTCTAGGAATGCCTTAACTGAACCAGTTGATTGAGGATTTAGTATTTGTTGTA